GCTTGTTCGATTGTAAACGTGATTGCGAAATCCCAATCTTTAACAAATCGCATATGGCTTTCGATATACCACTGAGAGTCCAATGGGAAATAAGCTATAAACTTGAACTTATACTGTGCTTGCAGTAGATGTACACGCTCCCATACTTGGTTAACAATCCAAATGTCATTTAAGCAAATTATAAAATCTGGTTTTTCAGCAGTAATGATTTCAGGTAGTCGTCCGATACCAAATCGATCCTGTGGGTTTTTAGCTGCGGCAGGATAGACCTTGAAAGGAAGATCATGAGGATCACCCGTATAATTTATTCCTACAGCAACAATCTCGTTGTTTTTTTGTAAATGCTCTAGAACACTGTGTGTAACTCTAGCAAACCCAGTATTTGAAAGGATATCACCGTACCACAGAATTTTCGCCATTTGGGGTTAGAATCTTGCTATCAGTATACAGACAGTTTCACTTTTATGCCTAGTCGTGAAACTTTTGCTTATCGTCGCGCTCTACAAATGCGAGCGGCGAAAGCGTTTGATAGCGACACTCCAGTGTTGGATACTATTTTTACGCGAGCAGCTAACGACTTTCAAACGTTCTGTACGTTGCTTGATAAACCACCAGCAAAGCACATGCTAGAGTGGTACTCACATTTGATCACAGGTCAGAGTAATAAGTACTTATTAGATATTGCAGGACAAAACCTTGATATACTATCCCCGAGAGGCTCAGCTAAGTCCACCGTGCTCAATATGTTCACTGCATGGTGTATAGGACGCCATACAGCAGCAAAAATGCCGCTTCAGATTATTTACATTTCTTACAATATCAACACTGCAATACCTAAAAGTCGAATTATTAAACAAATTGTTGATTCAACTGAGTTTAAAAAAGTATTTCCCACGTGTCGGCTCAAACCAGGTATGCAGAGCGATGTGGGTTGGTCGATTGATTTTGACTACGCGGGTATCTCGCGAGTAGGTGACGAAGAATTCACACTACGCGCTGCAGGACTTAGAGGTTCAATCACATCAAAACGTGCTCATCTGTGCTTCATAGATGACCCTATAAAAAGCAGTGCGGACATTCGAAATCCTGTGATCCGTGAAGAAATGAACAATAACTGGTCTTCAGTTATTGCACCTATTATTTTTGAAGGCGGCAGAGCCATCTGTTTAGGAACTAGGTTTCATCCGCTAGACATCCATAAAACAATGTTTGTACCGGATCGCGGGTGGAAACAAGTCACGCAAGAAGCTTTGACTTATGACGACCAGAGTGAACCTGAAAGTTATTGGCCAGAGCAGTGGAGTGTTGAGTATTTATTAGGACAGAAAGAACTTGATCCTGTTGCTTTTGCTTATCAGTACCAACAGCAACCGGTGATGACTTCGGATCTAGTCTTATCGCCAGACTTACTTGTGAAAGGTGATGTTGTAACTGAGTTTGATTCACTTGCGGTCGGTGTGGATTTATCGGCTAGCAAGAGTGAAACATCAGACTATACTGCGTTCGTCTTGGGCGGTAGGTTAAAAGATAAGTATTATATTATTGACGCACATCAGATTCGGACTATAGGAAACCTTGAGAAGATAGATCTATTGTGTAAGATGTTGGTCGAATGGGGCATACTTACAGAAGATGCGGCAGGAGAGTTTTTTCCGACTTACTCAACTTGTACACTGGTTGTTGAGTCAGTTGCTTACCAAGCCTCGCTTGCTGCAGATCTTCGACGCATTATGTTGACTGATAAAGGACTAGGTAACATACACATCCACGAGGTCAAAGGTTTCCGTGGTGATAAGGTGTCTCGGTTTAGGGGAACATTAGGTCTATTAGAAAATAAAAAAGTGATATTTAATCGGTATCGAAAATTTGATCTATTGTTTGACCAACTAGTTAACATAGGTGCTACATCGCATGACGACTTACTAGATGCATACACTCACTTAGTTTGTTTTCTTCAACGTCGCGGTAACTTTGAAATGGAGTACTAATGTCAAACAAATTTTTCGTTGCTGTTACAGCACATAATCCTCTAGAGCGGTTTGACGTGCTTCTGGAGACGTTACGAGCTTATAATAAAATTCCAGGGCACAAAGACTTTTACATTTTTATCGATTTTGAACACAAGCAGGATAAAGATATAGTTTTTGACCTGCTCGAACCTAATTTAGGTGCTTGCGGTTTAAATATCGTTGTTGCGGAACCTGAATACACAGGTTTTAGTTTAACTTGGGCGCACAAACCTCTTTTGATACAAGCCGTTCAAGCAAAAACGCATGATTTTTATGTATATACAGAAAATGATATGCTTTTCACACATAAACATTTTGACTATTGGGTGTCTTGGAAAGATAAGTTAAAGGAGTTAAACCTAGAACCTGGTTTTTGTCGCTTTGAGCGTTTTAATGAACGTTCCATACCCTTTGATAACTACCGAAGATGGGAGTTAAACGGACTTACAAAATCCGTGTGGGGCGAAAGACCGTATAAAGCTCAAACTTTCATAACGCCTTGCGATGATTTTGTTTGTTTTGTGTCTCTAGGTAATCCTTATATGGGAATGATGATACTAGATCAGGATATGGCTGATGAATACATTGTTTCTGACAGTTGCGATCCTATAAAAAGTTTTAACTTGACGAAATTTCGTTGTTGGCCGATCGCTGACAGAAGTTCTATGGGACTTGCTTTTGAAAAACTTGCTTTTGAACAGGAACACCGCCGTGTTGTGCCTTTGACTAAGGAACGAGGTAAAATCCGCATAGCCCCCTGCGGGCTGCTTGAGCACCTAGACACAAAATACAGTAAAGTTTTGTCTACAGAAAATTTATCTTTGTTAGATATAACTCAGATGTTCAGCGTGTAGTCTGTGACCCAATCCGATGCTTTCTTATTCAATGAATTTGATTCTATGGAACCTCTAAAAACTTCAGAAGATCCAGTCAACAGCCCATCGCACTATACACAAGGTGCTGTCGAGTGTATTGATGCCATTGAGTCTGCTTTAGGTGTTGAAGGGTTTAAAGCGTACTGCCGTGGAGCTTGTTTGAAGTACTTGTGGAGAACTGAGCATAAAAACGGTGTTGAGGACTTAAAAAAATGCGCGTGGTATTTGAGACGTTTAATAATTATTTGTGAAAAATACGATTAAACTTAGAAAAACTTTTGTTGTTATGGACGTTAGAGCTTTTGGATCTGTATACGGGCAATCTTCAACCTTACCTTACGCAAGTGGTTTTCATTATGTGCCTGCAAGTGGGTTAAAACGTTTTTCTGCCGCCCGTGGATTTTATATTATGACTGATGCTGGTCAAGATCATTACCTAACAGTTGAGATGACTGATACACCCGGTCAGCAGATCCCATTAGTGCGGTTGAATTCTGATTCAATTGTACCTATGTCTATAACAGCTATTCATAGTGGTACTGTTCACAATGTTATTGTTTTCTACTGATGAACTCTTTTAACAACGCTGCTTTTGGGTTTTCAAAAAACTATCAAGAGCAAATTAACGCCGCTGATGCGCAGCGTCGAGCCAATCAATCGGCTGATTCAGCATTTGCTGAAATGTCGGCAGAGGATGAAACGTCACTAACAGGTCAGCCACAGCCATCTCTGAATCCCGGTGGGTATTCTGCCGATACAAATTCTTCAGAATTTGATCAAAATACAAACGCAGATGTAAATCTTTTGACAAGAGCTAAGCGTCGTGCAGCTAAATATCTAGGACAGAGCTAAGCTACTATAGTGGCACCCGCTCAGGCGATCTATGCTTATCGATTGCTTTCCGTATTTTAACGAGAAAGAACTACTAGAACTCCGTATCAGGACTCTTGAAGATTACGTTGACGGATTTTTAATAACAGACGCCAACAGAACGCATCGGGGTGATGAAAAGCCTTTTACCTGCGTCGATACTCTTAAAGAACTCGGTATCGACGACAGTAAAGTTCAAGTCTTACACGTTGAACTACCTTCTATTGAGGAAGCACCAGATCCGTGGTTGCGTGAGCGAGCCCAGCGCGATGCTTTAGGTGTTGGGCTTCATATGTGTTCAGACGAAACGTTCTTTATTTGCTCCGACTGTGATGAGCTAGTCAATCCTCTTAAATTAGATAAGCTAAAAACCGCAGCTGAAACTTCAAAGCAAGTAGTGCGGGCTAGCATGTCTATGCACTATGGACGCGCTGATCGGCAGTTAATAACTCCTGATGGTGTTTTGCATGAGTGGCAACGAGCTTTTGTTTCTACGGTTGGTTTTTTAAAGAAACACAGCACACTTTCCGTAATGAGAGAGAGCCAGGATAATCTGTATCTAGGTGAAAGAGATTTTGGTTGGCATTTAAGTTGGATGGGTGACGGTGTCCGACGAAAGAATAAACTCAGATCTATTGCTGAGTACTATATGTGGGACACACCAGACGTACAGCGCAGATGTGACATGTTTGAACCCCAAGAGGGAAACCTCGATATGCTGGGGCGTGACGATCACTTAATTACCACTTATCCTTTAAGCGCTCTGCCCTCAAAATTATTTGAGTTGGAGCGCGTCAAAACCTATCTCCTTCCTGAAAATGTTAATTGATTGTTTTCCTTATTTTAACGAACGCGAGTTACTTGAATTACGCATTTCCTTATTAAAGGATCATGTCGATGGTTTTTTAATTGCAGATGCGGACCGAACTCATAGAGGAGAGCCAAAGGCTTTTACTTGTGCCGAAACCATTAAGGAGTTAGGTTTACCTGCTGATCTGATCGAGGTTATCCACGTCAAACTTCCGCCTGTTGACGAAGAACCGGATCATTGGGTTCGCGAGCGTGGACAACGTGACGCCCTTGGCGTTTATCTCGCAGAAATGCCAAAAAATGCTGTTTTTATTTGTTCTGACTGTGACGAACTCCCTAACCCAGCAAAATTTGAACAGATAAAAACTGAACTTGAGGCAAATCCTGATGCAATTTTAGGTTTGGATATGTCCATGCACTACGGGAGGGCAGATTTACAGCTCTGTACTCCCCTTGGTGAGCTTTTTCACTGGCATTGTGCAACGATCTGCACTGCAGGAAGACTTGCTTCATTAGGATCTATAACAAATGTTCGTCGTCAGACTACACGTAAGGTAATAGGAGACCGTGATGCTGGGTGGCATTTAAGTTGGATGGGTGACTCTGAAAGGAGACTTAAAAAACTTAAATCTTACGCACATTGGGAGACCGATATGCCTACTGTTGTTGAGACCTGTAAGACATTTGAAGCGGTACCTGGCAATATAGACATGTTGGGTCGAGAAGATCATATGCTTACTGCGTTTCCAATGGAAAATTTACCGCTAGAAGCGGTTACACTGGAAAGAGTCAGAAAGTATCTTCTTCCAGATGACTAATAAAATGCCCGCTGAGCTCTTGAAAAAGTTTCAAGAGAAAAATCAAGGGGACAAAGAATCAAAGGGTGGTGAACCCCGTGGCAAAGAAGAATCACGTAAGAGGGCTTTAGCAAAAGCCCGTAAGGCCAAACAGATGGCAGCCAAGAAGTAATCTTTAATCGTTTTGTCCTTAACTTGAATGTCTGCGAGCTCAACTGAGACCAGAAAACGGTTTAATGAGATTCTGGAGGCTTCACGCACCCAGGATCGAAGCAACCAATCGGCCACGATGGTTGTTTTAAGCCATTTACAGCAGATGACTCTTCTTATGATTAAGAAGGGTGTAACATTCTACTGTGATCAGGATACGTATAAAAGTCGTTCAAAGTTTCTAGACAACGTTATAAAACTGAATAAGATCGATATTCGATTTCCTTCGATTATCAGGAATTTCTTAATTGATGGTGCTGGTCTCTTTTATTTTCGCCCTGACCCAAAGTTAAAATACCAGATTTACTTTTTTAACAAAAATCAATATCGTGTTTATCACGATGTAAACGGCGAAGTAGAAGAAGTAATCATTATCTACAGCTATAAAGTTAAAAACAGTACTTTAGGTCTACCTAGTAATGCGTACGGACAAAACAAACGATACGTTCGACTTTCTATTACAGCTGAGGAGATTAGTGAGGTCGAAACTGATAGTGAATTAAGTTTTGAGCTTGAACCAGGTGCAATTTTAACTCCAAGTAAAAAAAGACCTAACATGCTTGGTTTTATACCAGCTGTTGAGGTATTAAACAAACCAAACGCAAGCGGGACAGAAGGAGAAGGCGAGTTTGATCCTTTTATGGAGCAGATTGTTCTCCACGATCAACTTGCACGGAACATTTCTAAAAATATTGAATTTTTTGGTAATCCAACGTTAATTAGTTCCCGTCCCCGTAGTGATCTTGTCGAAGCGTCAGATAGTCAGTCAACTTTTAGACCTACGATCAGCAGTCAGAGTGGTTTTTCTGGAGTCGATAGCCCGTCGACAAGAGTAAGTGAACCTTTCGGCGCCTCGATGGGTGGTGGCCTGCGTGTTCCGCGAATTATTGCGAACGTAGAACCTTCCGATCGTGTGGGCTATATGACACCTGACCCCGTTAACGGGGACATGAGCAGATATCTTCTGTTGTTAAGAGAAGAGATACGTACTGCACTTGGCGGTGTTGACGAAATTTCAATTTCAGCCGGGGCTACTGCGACTGAAATTAAAGGTTTGATGGGTCGAGCGCAGGCCACGGCGTTAAGAAAAAATAAATCATTCCTTGTGTACGGCTTTAATCGTCTTTTAGAAATGATGATTTACCACCAAGAATTAATATTTCGAGAGTCATTTGTAGCTGCTTCCGGGTTGAAAGAACCAAAACCTCCGACAGAACAAACACCCGAAGCAATTGAAAAGTATCAAACTGCAAACGTAAAGTTTGAAGGAAAGTTAGAGCAGGTGATGAAGATGGCTCTAGCAGAGAATAAAGTACCCCGTGGGGTTATTGGACTACCAGAGGATGGTGATCGTACAGTTACTTATAGATATCAAGGTGATGTTTATGAAGATACCGCTTACGATGTAAACCAAAAATCTATTGTTGTTCGTAACCTACAAGAGCTGGGAGTTGATAGTATAGAAGCGTTGAAGTTCTTATTTCCAGAAAAAACTGATGCTGAACGGGCTGAGATGTTGAAGGGTTTCCCTTTCCGTATGGTTCAACAAACTCAGTCAGCTATGCAACAATTTCTGGTATTATTACAACAGATGTTGCAATCTCCTCATCCGCTTGCGCCTAACCAACCGCTTGCAGCTGATCCGAGATTGAATATCACTCCGCTAATCTATAGAACTTTCGACCATCTCGCGGAAGAACTAACCTACTCGGGTAGCTATGAGCCAGCAGATCCAAGCTTCGACCCCGAGCCCGGTCTCCCAGGCAGTAGCCTCGGACCAGGGCTCAACCGCTTACCCCCAGTGGGTAACCCAAACGCCTACCCCGGCGGTAGCTTCGGCAGCTACAGCCCACTTGCCGTCGCCGGGAATACCGACTACGGGGCCTACTACCAACAGCCAGTACAACCAGTTAACGTCGCCGTCCTCCCCCAACAATCCGTGGGAAGCAGCGATGGGTTCACTGGAGCGGGTGCTTACGCAGATCAACCCGCCGTACCCCAGCCAGGCTCAACCGTCGCCCTACCAGGTGGCACAGCCGCAGGTTACTCAACAGAGCAATCTGGCTTCACAGGTCCAACCTTGGGCTTACCAGGCACAGCAGGTAGCGCAGACCTTGCCTACCAGCGTCTCACCGACCCAGGTTTCCTCGCAGACTTCTACGGCCCCACAAAGCGGCCCACACGGTCTAAGCCCCGCAACTCACGCCGTAGTTAACCACTTCGGTATCGAGGCTCCCGGCATTCTCAATCAGTACTCTTGTGCTCTTGAGGACATGCTGATGGATCAGGCGGGTCGTATGGATAATCTCGCACTGCGTCACGACGCTATGGAGACTATCTTGACCAATCCCGATCACTTAGCCAACTATACTGACCGCTTCTTCACTGAAGTCTATCCTGTGGACATTGACTCTCCCGGACAAGGTCAACAGGCTCCCCAGGCTTATCAGCCCAGGTACGATATGCCCGCACCCCCTGCTAATGCCGGTGGGTCTACTCAGGCACCAGCTCCTCAACAACAATGGGAGACTTTTGGTGACGTGATGAATCGCAGCCCAGAGAACGCTTGGCGTTATCTCAGTCAGATTGGGCCCGAAGCTCTTCGCAGCAAGCTCCTGTTCATGGATGCTTCTTAGTAACGTTAGATGGTCGAAATTGTCTCCCTCGGAAACGGGGGAGCTTTTTTTTGCTAATGTACAAGTACCAACTGATTAATTATGAGAGCTTTAGGAACCTTGCGTCGTAAGCCAAGTTTAGAAAAAGAAGTTCAAGAGGTTGTTGTTAATCAACCCCTTGAGGTTGTCACTCCTGTGCTTCCTCCTGCACTCCAAGCTCAAGTTGAGCTGTCGTCTGATTTTGAAGGCTCCGTGGAGCTCAGCTGAAGCTTACGTAATCTTTTTTGGATTTCGTATTCAAAGTATTTTTCAGCTGCGTTAAGCATACGAATTCCGGCATAACCGCAGATAAAAGAGGCCGCGATGGCTTCATTTTTTGTTAATTTAAATTTATCGTGAAAAACTGGACTAATAAATGTAGCTAGGAATAATCCGACAACAGTTGTTTTAACAAGGTACACAACAAGTTTGGATCGCTTTTGTGGGTGCACGAGAGAATCCGTTAAAGAACCCGAAAAACAGGCTATCGAAGCTTCTGGGTCTTCAAAAAATATTGTTAGAAATCTTTCTGCGTTGACCATTAGGATAGATAACTTCTTTACAGATTGTAGAGGAGTAGAATTAATTTATACGCTAAAACAACATGGTTTACACTCCTTTAACAAACTGGCGCTATGATAATAGTCTTTATCACCGAATACAATCGGGACCACAGCGTACAGGGGATAACTTAAACTTAACTGATACATATAAAGTACTATCAAGTGGCTACATGCTGCCTAGTGGAGTTCAGCAAACATGGTTTGGGGTAAACCTTGAAGGCGCTGACTTTGGTTTAATCCCCGTGGGGCCACCAAACATAAGTGGGTACTTGAATACGGAGTGGAGGGCAGTACCACCTGCTATTTCTGGTTACTGGACTAATTATGAAAATACACTGCCTCACGCTTCCGGTTTATTAGACACCTATGTTGGCTTTAGGGCTCAAGGTAGGTACAGCGTTGCTGGTCGCACTGTCCAAACAGCTTTAGGTCCTCAACCTGGATTAAAAGATTTTGGTACGTATACGTGGTTTGGAGCTAGTATTCCTGACAATCAAAATTATGATCCTTTTAAAACACCAAACAGTAATACTCCGTACGAATACGATTCAGATTTAGGTGCTTTTGTAGGTAACGGGATCACAGGCGGTCCCGGATCTTTTCAACGCGTTCGTTATCCTGCTTTGACAAACCCAACGAACGACACATCAGGTTCTCGCGCTGCGTGGGTTTATAGTCCTCCTGTATATTGTCAAGTGTTTACGGAAGCAATTCGTAGTGATTTGCCGGGTCAAATGAGTGTTGTGTCTCGTACTAGCTATCGAGGTAAATCGACAAGATACGTGCCTAACTACGGATCTGTGTACGGTGTGTTAGGTGAAGGTGTTAGAAATATGATCCGTAAAGTAGCTGGTTAAACCACTAAGATTGCGACACGTTTTAGTTATATCAGCAGGATAAAAGGTTAATATAACTCTTGTAGTTTCTTCGAGAATTTATCGATGTTTATCGATAATGATTTTCCGAAGATTCTTGGTGCCGAGCTGTACCGTCCTCACCCCGCATACATCGTTGAGATGGCTGCGGAGCCTGTGGTAGTACATGACTTCAGTAAGCAGCCAGGACAGACTGTGCAGCTTGATCGTTACCGTTTCTTCGGTAACCCTGGCTCCAAAGAATCTCGCGAGCGCACTGCCGAGCAAACAATCGGTACTGCAAACAGCCGCAACATTGTGAAGGACAAGGTTCAGGTGACTCTTAAGGAGTACACCGGCCCTGCTGACCCTAGTGATCCAACTCAGCCAAGCACTTTCAAAATTGCTCGCGAGACTCTGATCACTGCCCAGCGTCTTTTGCTGGATACCGGCAGCCTCACAACTTTCCACCAATCCATTGGTAGCCTGACTTTGCTCGACGACTATCGTCGTTGGCGTGATCGGGTGTTCATCAATGAACTCCTTAAAGCAGTATCAAAGGGTCAGTCTTCTGACACCCAAGGTGGTTACTACTTCCCTGGCGATCTAGCCACTGGAAGTCTCACCTATACCAACGCCGAACAAGCCAAATTCGACGTTAAGGACGACCTTCTGCGCGTGGTGAAGAGCCTGCGTAAGAGGAACACTCCTACCTTCCAAGATGGTTTCTATCGCTGTGTTTGCGATCCTACCTTCTTGATGCACCTGCGTCAGAACAGTGACTTCCGTGAAGTTGCTCGTTACCCTGGCAACGGTCAAATCAACCCACTTATGTCCGGCATGCAGCCTAACGCTGCTCTGTACATGGGTCAGGGCTTCGGTCAAGCTACTTTCGTGGCTGGCGAACCGATTATGCCCACGGGCTTTGTGTTTGAAGGTGTGCGCTTCTTCGAAAGCACCAACATGCCTACACAAACACAGGCTGCTACCATTGCATCCAGTTCACAGAGTTACAACTCTGCGATTGGTATCTTCTTTGGTCCGCAGTCCACTGGAGTTGGCATCGGCGGTAACAACGCCCAAGTGCTACTCAACAACAACGATGACTTCAGCCGTTTCATCATGATGATTTGGAGCCTGTACGCAGGTTTCGAACTTCTGAACGCTGACTTCGTCACCGTTGCCTACTCTTTCGACGCTTGAGGAGGTAACTAAAAATGGCGATCGCTACTAACCAGCTCTCAGTTGCCAAGATTTATCCTGGTAACTACACAAACGTTCTTCGTTACTGGCACGAAGAAAAAACCGTTCAGTATAACAATGCGAACGGTGTTTCCACCAACTTAACCAACCAACCCGTGGGTGGTCCTGTTGGTGTTGTATTCCGCCCTGGTTGGATTGCTCAGCAAGCAGTTGGTTATGTTGACCTGAGCTACCAAGCTCTTGGTACAAACAATCAACTTGAGTACTACACCCTACCTTATGGTTCGGGTCAAAACGCTGCTCAGCAACCCTTCCTCAACGCTAACGTTATCATTCCTTCTCCTGATTTCCATAAGGATATTCGGGCAGATATCACGAATGGCATTATCGTTCCTGCGTCTGGCTACGTTTATCGTGCCTCCTTGCGCATTGACGGTGGTGATCTCGTTAGCTCCGGCGTTGCCGGTGGAAGTGCTTCCCCACAGGTTTCTCTGATCCCTGCTGTGGCTCAAGGTCTGCGTGACAACGGTACTGTTGTTTCTGGTCAGTTTGGTTGTTCCATTACGGGCGCCACTAGCCGGATTGTTAACGGAAGCATTGCTTCTACTAACATCTTCAACAGCAGCAGCTTGTCCGCTCTGGCTAACGCTACTACCTGGAAACTCTTCACCACTGCCAATCTTGGTGGTGCTGCTGCTTCTGGTCTTGCTCAAGGTTCGGGTATTTACGATCCTCGCGCTGGTACTGGAAGGCTTTCAGGTGCAAACAAGGCTCTGGCAATCTGCGAAGTTTGCTGGATTCTTCCTGACCAACCCCCCGAGCGTTCAGATCTTGCTCTGCAGCCCGGTGGTGTTATCGAGTCAAGTATATTTACTTCGACTTCACCTTCCTGATCTAATCAGTAAGGGTTCTTACAGCTACCCCTCCTTCGGGAGGGGTTTTTGTTTTGGAATCAAATTATTAATAAAATTTTTAGCATTTTTTAAATCGTTAACTGGCAAAGTATCAAGCATATGTTTCTCGCGTGGTCTTTATGACTGACCGGAAGCTTTCAGAGTTTGGAATTAAACGAAAAGAGTGCCAAAAATGTGGCGCTACTTGGTTAAATAACGTTCACTATTGGCGTACGGGGGCAAAAGGTAGCGAACTAGACCTTGCGGGCTTGGTTTGTAACCAAACTGACTCCTCTGAGTGCATAAATCCAGCTAAAGGACGTGTTGGAGGCGATACTTGGGAGAAACGAGCTGAATTTATTGAAAAATCTGCGCCAAAACTAAAAACTTGTGATCAATAAGCTTTGTTTTTGCGGTTGTTTAGCCTAAACTACTGTACACATGTTGACTCAGCCCATGACAGCCAGTGTTTATAGACCTAGTGGCGTAAAAATTGAGATACTTTCGAC